GCTCGTTGAGTTTATCTTCCATTTCATCTAATTTCTCTACCATTGCGGTAGTTACATCATATTTTTCTTCAGGGATTGTTACATAATGATCTTCAAAAAGACTCTTCATTCCAGTCAGGAATGATTCAGTCATTTCTGCCTTGAGACCTTGCTCAATTGCGAGTTGATTTTCAGAAATCCACTCTTCGGCAACATACTCAAGGTATGCGTCAACTCTACTAGTTAGTTCTTCCTTAATAACGGAAACTTCTTCTTCGAGAGTTGTTTCGTATTGTGCCTTCAGTTCTTCTTGAACTTCGGCAACTTTTGTTTTGATGGCAGCTTCAAAAATGGTACGTGCTTTCTCTTGGAATTCCTCGGAAAGTTCTTCACCTGCAAGCAGTGCTTCAACATCTTCTTCGATGTTATATTCTGCTTCTGGTGCTTGCTCTTCTTCAGATACAACTTCTTCTTCAGAAGTCTCTTCCTCGGAAACTACTTCTTCGGCAGATGCAGTGGTTTCTTCTTCTTCGACTACTTCACCCGCAACTTCCTCTTCTTCCTTCATACCACTAGGCATGGGATCAGCAGGTTTAGCACCCCTGTTCACAATGTCTTTGACAGTTGCGATTTTGGGTTCTGCGAGTTTAGCAGAGTTGTCGTCTACTTTATAGTTTTCTGGAGTCGGACCACCGAGATCTTCCCAATTGCCAGTTTGGCCTGGTGCTAAAACACCGGAAGCATTGCTTCCTGCCTTTGACATTGGTTCAGATGCAGCAGCTCCTTTAGTTACTACGTTTTCCATTTCTTGTAAATTGCTACCAACGGACATTTGATTTATTAGATTTTATACTAATCTATATTTATTTATAATTTAAAGATTTGATAAGAATTCGTTGAACAAGTTTAACTTATGTTCTTCGAGAACTTTTTGGTCAACAAGAGTGTTAATTCTCTTCTGGGTTCTTTCTGCGAGTTGCTCACGAAGAATTCCTCCTTCCCAAATCCACTCCTTTCCTTCCATAATTCCTGATACAAATGCATCAGGTGCAGAAGGATCGGCAACGATATCAGCAGCAGTTGCTAACATGAAATCTTCACCAACAACTTTTATACCACCACGGTCTTCTTTTAATGATCCAACACCACGAGAAGAAACACCAAGCATCACACCTTCATCTAAAAGTGAAGATGCAATTTTACCCATAGGAGTATTAAGGATTTGTGCCTTACCTCTGAAATTACTACCCTCTTGAGTGAGTGAAGTAATCTTATGAGAAACACGATCAAGATTTACGGTAGGTCCATCAGGATGACCAAGTTCTCCGAGAGCACGTCCCTTTTGAACAAATGCTTCATTATACCTTTTTACTTCACGAGAAAGAGTCTCCATAGGATACATTCTTCCATTACGATTTTTGAGATTACCTTGTAGGAAAACTCCTTCAATATAAAGTTTCTTATTAGAACCTTTACCTTCGGTAATAATCTTTACGTTTGAAATTTCTTCGGTGATGAGTTTCATTTGTATTAACCTGTAAATCCTACTTTAAATCCTACAACTCCTGCAGCAGATGCAGAAATTAAATCTTGAGCACCTTTTTCAAAGAACTCAATTCGATCAGCCGGAAGTGTCACTGTTGCAGTGCTTGCATAACCAGTTGTAGTACTTTTTGCAACACTGACAGTAGCATCTGCAGCAGTATTATTGAATACTCTAACAACAGTTGCATTACCTAAAGAGGTTGGTGTATTGAGTGCAATTTCTGCTCCAGTACCAACCAATAAAGTTCTTGCCATTATTCTTCCCCTTCGGAATTATCTTGCTGGTCATCAAACATGGATGCGCCAACTGTTGGACGAATAGTATTAATACGTTCTGCTGCTTTTGCATACAAAACGTCTTTAATTCTGTCACTAATATCAGATGCCGACGAATCGGATCCGACTAAATTTACAATTTCTTCCATGAAAATTTAATATATGTATATTTTATATTTATATCTCGGCAGATTTACCGTCTACTTCAGTCATCCCACCATCAATTTCAGGTTCCATCGGAACATCACCCATCATTCCTTGCTCACCTTCTTGTGGTAATGGTTCTCCAGTTATAGGATCCATTGCACTTGGATCAGGAATAATACCATCTTTGATTTCCTGTTCAATCTGTTCATCCATTTCAATCATTTCTCCATCAGTCTGACGAAGAACTTTACTACGAACCCATCTCTGCGAATAATATTTACCAATATATGGTTCAATAGATGAAAGAACGCCAAGTCTCTCATTCAACATTTCTGTTTCTTTGAGTTCTGCGAACTGATTATCATACAAGAAATCATATTGAATATGATCACTAATTCTATCCCAGTCTTCTACTGAAACAATATTCTTAAGAATGAGTTGTGTCTTCAACATATCATTGAACATCTGAGCAAATCTCTTTCTCAGACGACCAACAAACTTAGCAAACTTAAGTTCATCTCTTAAAATCTCTGAAGAACGACCAAGGTTAAAACCACCATCGGCAGCAATTCTAGATTCTGGAACTCCAAGTGCCCTATAAAGTTTCTTTTGGAAATACTCAATATCAGCAAGTTCTCCTAAGTTTTGTCCACCAGGAAGAGTTGTAATTTCAGTTCCTCTACCACCTTCTCTTCTAGGAAGCCAGAAGTCTTCCATCATACTCATAAATTTACGATCATCACGGATTTCTCCGGTGTTCGCATCATAAACTTGCTTGTTACGATAACGATTCATAACATCACGAAGATATTGTTCTGCCTTTACCTTAGGAAGATTGCCAACATCAATATAAAAAATACGACGTTCAGGTGCTCTTGATAATCTATAGATGACCAAAGAATCCTCAATCATTCTAAGTTGATTGAGTGCTTTGATTGCTTTATGAAGATATGAAAGGACAGAACCTTTATTTCTATCTACAAGACCTGAAGTGCAATATGTAATTGCATCCTTTGCAATTTTAGTTCCTTTATTTCCACCACCACCGGTTAAGTTTCCTGTCGGATAGTTTGGTTTGGGAGTGTATACAAAATACTCTTCGATCTCTGGAGCAATACCATTTTTCTGTTCATCACGACCAGCAATATTTGGCCCAATAACATTATTATCTTGCTTCTTTTCTTGGCGGACAAACCGCATCTTCATTGGGTCAATATACCTCAGTTCTTTAATTCCTTCATGAGGATTTTTAAGATCGATTACCTTATGATAATAAAGTCTTCCATCAACATACCAATTTCTAAAAATTTCGTGTGACTTTTTATCAAAATCTAAAATTTCTTTAATGTACTTAAATTCTTGTCTGATTGCTTTCTTTAAATTATCCGTAGCATTTAAATTGGATAATTCAATTTCAATCGGAGAATCATAAAGATCACTCACAATTGCTTCATTTACAACATCTTCGATAGCACCATCCGCTTCTGGATGTAGTGACATCTCTCTGTATCTTTTGATTAGATCAAATTCTGTTCTATATTGTCCTTCAATATCTACATACGAACCATAAAATCCACTAGCAATATAGTTATCAACCCCATCCTCGTTATTCACGGGGACAGGGGAAACTACAGATTTGGATTTCTTTTCTGTATCATCAATAGAAAAACCAAAAAGTTTTGCCATATTATAAACTAACTTAGACTATTATTCTATTATTTAGGTGATATCTTCACCACCAGATTGTGGGGCATTACCTTTAAATGCCTCATAGTAATGAACTTGCATTTCTACAGTAAACTCCTGAACGGTATCAGTTGTTTCATAACTTAAATCAATTGTAGAAATATTAGTCGGGAATACATCTTTGAAAACGTACTTTCTAAGAGTTCTTCCATCACGATCAAGTTGATGAACTTTGGCATCTACTTGATAAAGTGCAGGATCTGTTTCACCAGTTCCGTTATCAAGTTTGTTGATGGTATTCATCCACTTCTCAAATGCGGATCTGATAGAGAATGAAGTGTCATTAATAACAGTGATTGTCCAGGTTTCAAATGTTCTATCTCCTGCAATTTTCAAGATTCTTCCTCTAAAAGGAATATCAATAGGTGCAACTGTAGATGCGGGCAGAGCTGCTGCTTTTACAAGAAATCTTGAATTTTCAATTACTTCATTTTCATCTTGAACTCCAACGATTGAGGGGAAAACTAATTCCACCTCAAATAGATTGGGTCTTGCACCACCACCCTTCAGTTTACTTTTAAAGTCACTGATGGTTCTTAGTGGTAAAGTATTTACTTGTTGACGGTTTGCCATTTTTTTCTTATACCTCTAAATTAAACGTTACCGATTACTTCATCAAATGAAACACCAGTTCTGGTGGCAACAAACGTAAGACCGATGAAGTTGATTGATCTTGCGGGTTTGATAAAGATGTCTGCTACAAACTCATTATTATCTATAATAGCAGCAGTGTTATTTGTCTCATCACAAATAACTACAAAGTCAAAGATTCCCCTCTTTGCCTGAACATCACGAAGAAATGGTTCAACAATGTTCACAAAGTTAGTTCTTGTGATTTCATCATTGAATTCGAAGAGTTGATCTTTTGCAGCAGCAGAGATTGCATCTTCAAGGAAAATAAACAAACGACGAACGTTAATACGATCAAATGCGGATGACTTACCAAATCCAGTCTTGTCTCCAAAGAGAACAATACCGGCACCGGGTGAGAAGATTACTGGATTGACTCTGCTAGAATACAATCTATCTCTCTGTGCTTTAGATGGAGTATATGCAAGTTTAACTGCATTTAGAATTCCACCACGGTTTGTTCCTGCTGGTGAGAACCA